CTGTGAAAAACGCTGCCAGCGTCATCCCGATACACGCGGAAAGGGCCAGAATCATCACGTACCAGGGTATTTCTACCTAGGTTATTCAGCTTTTCCTGTGTTTGGCTAGCCATGCGTTTATAAGCTGATTTTCCTTCGGGACTATTAAGTGATATGAACTAACCCAACCGACCTTATCGCCGACCGTGATACGTACCATCGAGTCGGATTCTGTTTCAATCTTTGTTTCCGGCACCTTGCTTAAGTCCGGTGAACAGTCTGTGGTAGGGGTGCTTAGGGTCGTCCCGGCCATCGTCCATGTACATACGTTCCAGCCTATTCTGCCGTTCTCGTTGTTCTTGTACTTGTTCCCTAGAGGTCATAAAATACTCTTTCCCATATCTACTATAACACGATTATCCCCATTGGCTTGCCATTGCCGCAGCAATCCCTTTGTAGGTCGTGCTGCGTAGCTTCCAGCGGTCTTTACTAGGAGGCATCTTGTGTATGCGTGCTTCCCTCCCTTCAACAATGTCTGTGGGCAATAGTTTGGGCAGATTTTTTAACCACAAACACGTTTTTTTTGTTTCACCATGGCCATATTGCCACGGCTGAATTACTTGGTCGGGCTTACGAATACGGCTAGAAATAATTGATACGGGGTTTTCTAACGCAATCCTGTCAATAGAGGCATCTAATAGCAAACGGACAAAATTGAGCGCGTCTTTCTGCTGTTCCTTTTTGTCCTTAAACCATCGCGCTCCAGATACTGCAAGGTGGGTGCAAGGTGGGTGTGCAATCATCATGTCCCACCCGTCATTAAGAATCTCTTCCACAGGGCACTGGTAATGCGGGCCAGGGGCATCACTTGGCAGCAAATCGCAGCTAACAGCTTCATGCCCTTGAGCAATAAAAGCATCGCGGACAACCCCGCTGTATTCGCAAGCAATTAAAACTTTCATGGGTTTATTTAAAAAGTTGTGAACCCCGTGCCATAGGAACACGGGGCTCTATTAAGTGCTAGGCAGCTTCCTTGAATGGGTTACCGCCAGCAATCAGCCTGGTGATGTCAAAACCAGCCTTTAATGCTGCGTCCCACGCCTTATCCAGCACCGCTTGGCTGGACTTACGGGGTACAGGCCGTAGCGTGTATTCCGTGTTCAGTCCTGAGCCTTCCTTGCCCAAAACAAAGTCCCATTCCATCAGGTTTTCGTAGTCTTCCATTTGGGAAAGGCTGTCAAATTCCTTGATGATGCTCTTCTGGGTGATGATCAAGAGCTGAATGATCTTTGTGTCGTGGCTGTAGCAGGGCACAGCAATCGCAAACTTGACGGCCTCCGGTCCAGTGCCTTCCCGGTTCATCCGGCGTGAATAGCCTGGTCCCATTTCTTGCTCAACATCCGCAGGTGATGGATCGTCAAGAAAACGGAATGGCCTGACGCTGCCGTCTGTAGCTTCGCCCCAGCACTCATAAAATTCCAGTGGCTCTTCGGCGAGCAACGCAAAGCGAACCTGGCTGCCTGCCTGGATCTTGCTGGGGTTTAGATAACCGCCGCCTGCGCCGCCTGCAACGGCCTCTTTGTTCTTTAGGAAACTCATTGAATGGCTTTAGCTGTGGGCTAGAACTGCCCGGTGCTTGGCAAATATAGCACATTGATGAGGGTGGACAGCTCCGCTACAATGAAAAGCGCCCCAGAGTTGGTAAGACTCTAGGGCGCATGTCCATGTCTCCCTGTATGAGTTTAGCAAATGAATCTGCTGTCGTTTGTTCGGTCTTTGCCGAACCAGTGGGCAACAGCGCCTATCTACAAAAAAGGCGTTCCAATGCCGAAAGGCGGTGAAGCCTGCGGCAAAAATCCGCTTGGTAGGGCGCACCACGACAAGATGTCGCCCGAAGCCACGGCGATGGTCATTGAACGTGAACCCGAAAAGTTCCAGGCTGTTGGTGTTTTTACAGGACCACGCTCTGAAGGGCTGGTCATCCTTGACGTTGATGCCAACCTCGGCGCTGTTGAGGCCAAGTGGGGCAAAACCCTAGCTGACGCTCCACGCATTACATCGCCCAAGAAAGCGGCTGCAAAGTTCCTGTTTACCGTTCCATCCGAACTTTGGACTGAGGTCTCAGACATCAGCCTCGCTGCTAGCGGTGAAGGCTGGGAAGTTCTGTGGGGCCGTCAAGGGCTTCTAAACGGTGCTTACCCCGCTGGTGGTACATATACGCTCGAAGGTGACCTAAACGCTGTTCCAGAGGCTCCCGGGTGGCTTCTAGAGCTTATGAAGCAGTCGTTCAAGGCCAAGAACGACAAGAAAGTTACTAAATCAGTCCGTGATGGCCGCTGGTCAATGCGTTCCACCGAAGAACGGATTGCCATTGCTCAGTCCTGTCTGTCTGTCATCCAGCCACAAGGCAGGGGCTCTGAGCAGCTGTGGTGGCAGATCGGTGCGATGCTCCAGTCCGACCTGCCTGGTGATGAAGGTCTCAACCTGTGGCGTGAATGGTCGCTCCAGGATTCTGAATACGAAGATGACTGGGCTGATGGCAAAGATCCTTGCCTAAATCGCTGGGAAAATGGCTTTAAGTCCCAGGGTGGTCTGGGCTTTGGAAGCCTTATCCGGCTAGCTGATCATTACGACCCAGAACGGGCAAGGTTCACCCGTGATGGCTGCGGCTCAGTTGTTGATGAAGTTGAGGCCAAGCCTGTTTTCTATCAGCGTGTTTCGCTGTCCTTTGAGGAAGTAATTGAAAAAGCGCGGTCCTATCTGGAGCTGGATAACCCCGCTGAAATGAACTTCAAGCTGAATAGTTTGGCCCTTGATGCTGGTTATCGGGACCAATTTGCACTCGAAAAACTAATCGTTGACCAGATTCAGTTTGAAGGCGCTAAGGGGCTTATGGATGTGGCCGCGCTCCAAGATTTAGAGGGTCAGCGTGAATATCTGATCCCTGATGTGCTTCCGCATCCTTCAGTTGTTCTGATCTATGGCGCTGGTGGTGACGGCAAATCCATGTCTGCCTGGACCCTGGCAAAGCACATCGCTACTGGAGCACCCTTTGTGGTCCGTGGGAAGCACGTTCCAGTGCAGCAAGGCTCTGTGCTGCTGCTGAATGGTGACCAGCCACTTATCCAGCTCAAAGAGCAGCTGGAAGAAGTTGAATACCCGATGGACTCCAATACAAAGCTGCTTACCGATTGGTCGCTCCAGCGTTATGCCCAGTTCATCAAGCTGATGGAAAAGGTCCAGCCAAAGCTTGTTGTTATTGACTCGTTGATCGGTTGCTCTGGTGGTAGGGCATTCGATGAAAACAAGTCTGACTTTGCGACGCCGCTGTACTGGCTGACTAGGAATAACGGGGTGCTGTTCCCTGCAACAACCATCCTGATCATTCACCACGCCAATAAGCAGGGCGGATTTCGTGGCACCTCTGCCATTCGGGATGCTGTCGATGAAACATGGTCACTCCGTAAACCCAGCAAAGACGACGTGGAAAAAGGTTCCGCTCCAGCGCACAGCCGAATCATCACGATTGAGAAGTCCAGGTCTGGTCGTTCCGGTACGGCGCTCATCATGCGCCAAGAAGACGACCTGAGCTTCTCCGTGGCTGATTTCACACCAGAGGTCGATGACAGCAATACATCGCCTTCCAGCGTCACTGACAAGGTGCTCCAGAGGCTTCGTATTGGGCACCCTCGTGCATTTTCCAATACAGACCTCAATTCCGATCCAGTAGTGGGCGGAAAAACGGCTGCTATCCAGAAGTCGCTCCAACGGTTGGTAAAGCGCGGTCTTATTTCTGAGATTCCAGGGGTTGGTAGGTACGGAAAAAAGACGTACCAGGCTGTACTCGCGTGTGGAGAGGTTGCGTATGTGTGTCCACCCAAGGAAACCCCTTCCACTGGAGCGGATGTCAGGGTGGACAGCACCTCAGGAAAAGAAGAAGTGTCCAGCCTTGATTTAGGTGCGGATACTGAGCCTGGACACATTGCAGCTGATATAGGGGGCTGTCCAGCCTCACAACCCTGTGATGGTGCGGGTTCTGCCCATACTGGACACTCAGGGCAATATCCCCGCGCGAAGGAGATGGACCGTACCAAGGAGGAATCAGACGCCCTGATGGACGCGGCCTGGAACAAGTGGTCCGACTGATCTAGGTTTGTCTGTGTAGTATGTGAGGGCCTTACAAGCCTTCACATGCTGTCGCAAGAAACCGAACTTAATTTTAAGGTGGGGAGGTATGCAGACAGCCTGCCTGTTGAAGTTTGTGTAACTTTTGCCGCTGCTGATAGTAATAAGCGCCCGTTTATTGAAGGTACAATTACCAGTCCTTCGGCTCAAATATATGACCGCTTAAATAACCCTGCTACAAGTATGCGGTGTTACTGCCATAGCGATATGCCCCTTCAGCAGCAACAGGAAACTATTGCCAGTATTGAGCCCGGCACTACGATTAGGGTACTTGCACAGCAACCGTCTACAAAGTACGACAACAAAGCGTTTGGTACGCTCATTAGTTCTTTCAACACTTTTAAGTCCGAAAATAAAAAGTTGCAGTTACTTACGCCCGGACCAGCACAGAAACAAACCTTCACCGTGAGCAACATGCCTTCAGATTTGGTGGAGCGTATGGATGCAAAATTGGATGATATTGATGTAAAAAGGACGTATTTTTTGAAGAAATTGATAAATAAATTCTTGGCTGGTGACTTTGACGAGGACTTCGTGTAGGATTCTGACGGTCCACTACTCTAGTAAAGCTACTTACACTCATGCCTACATTTGATCTGCCCGAAAACGCCCTCGCAGCTTCTGAAAACATCCTGTTAAGGGATCTGTTGGAATCACCCGCTTTTTCTTACTGGATGGTTAGCTCTCTATGCAACGGAGTTCAGTCGTCCCACATAACCGACGAAAAGGCCAGTGAAGACGAGGAGTTTTTTGTTTTTAAAGTGCAAAAGCTCCTTAAAGCTATTCCTATAGAAACAAAACGGGCCTGCTTTAAGCAAACGGCTTTGCAGGTTGCGGCCAATAAAAATGCGAGTCGTGCCGGTAGAGAACGATCAGCGCATGTCAGAGTCATCGGGTAAATCGGGTAGCCAGCCCTTTTTGATCAGATTTTCCACTACTTCCTGTTGTGTTAGGTAAAGGCGAAAGAACTTGCAGGCCAGCTCTTGCAGTTCCTTCGTGTCTTCACAGCTGGAAATTTTACGGGTGTACCGCTCGTAGACAAATTCACGGTTTGGATCCATTGTAAAAATGCTCACTACTACATTATGCTCAATGATTGGTTCCTGAGCCAGACTGGTGTCAGGTACTGCGGTCCAATGCAAGAATGGGCCACCATCACGTACTACGAGCTAAAAGGACCGACGCCCTATTTAGCAATTGTGCGATATACGGCGTATGTAACGGACTTGCTGCCTATCAGTGTTTGTGAAGATTTGTACCACGACACGCCCGAGGACTTCTGCCGACTGGAACGCGACATAGACATTGCTCTCAATTCTGGTATTGATGCCAGTGTCATGAGCACCTACGCGCATGAATTCTTCCCCAGCATTACGGCGCACCTGACATAGTGTGCTACTGTAAGCAAGTAGTTCGGAGCCCCACCATGGCCCACGCTCAACTAATCAGCTACAGCTACACCAGAGGATCCGATGCCCTGTTTGTTCAGGCCATTGTTGATGATGCTGTTCAGGTCTTACCTGCAACACATCTAGATCCACCTGAGTTTGACTCTGCCCATTGTCAGGCAGTCATTCTCTGGGACGAACCACTAGACCACACAAACGCACCAACGCAGGAACAGGTGCTACGCATGTTGCCCTGGATCACCGATTGGTGCGTTATTCCCCCAATTACTTTTGACGATGACTAGCCAACACCCACTAACTACTCAGAACCAACAACCAATCGACGAACTTCAACCACCACTACCACCACGCAGGAGGACAACTAATGACCAAACAAATCACACTTGAAGAAGCCCTCAAGCTTGTTGAGTTTGAGTTTGTCGCGGGAGCATGGCGAGTTAGGCACGTCAAAACCAGTGTCTATGGCAGTGTGTGGTGCAATGTCATAGGCGATATCGATGGCAGTGTGGGCAGTGTCATAGGCGATGTTATGAGCAGTGTTTACGGCAACGTCGGTGGCACCATCAACGGACGCGAATGGCAATTCGTTGAAAACCCAAAGGACAAACTTAAGCGTCTGATCGACGAAGGTGCCGACAAGGATCAACTACTCAAAGCATTCAATCAACTGGAGGAAAACAGTGACTGACCAACACCCACTGACTGATGAGATGATGGACAAAATCCACGGTGACGAGCCTGGATACAGCAACCCCTACGACGAAGATGACATGCGAGCCGCTTACGATTTAGGTCGTGATGAACAGTTGGAGCAGGTGATTGAGTGGATGAAAGCAAACCTAATGAATCATGACTCTCATGAAAGTTATGATTATCTCTACGATGATTTTTCAAATGCTTACATTAAAGAGGACGAACTTCTGAAAGACCTTCGAGAAGCAATGCGCCCAACACAGGAGGACAACTGATGACTGACCTAACACAAAAGATTAAGGACTTGGTTTTTAACGATGTTCAAATGTATGACGGCGATAGTCAACAGGCTCATCACGCACCATGGGGATCCATCACAGTTGTGGATCGAATGACCGGCTTTGGCTGGCGTGATGTTGAGACGGGATTTTGTGACCCCGATGAAGTTTTCTGGTTAGCCACTGGAAATTTTGACATCAGAGACTTTCCTGATTTATCTATCAGTGAAGCGATTGAATGGATCAAAGAAAACGCAAACACCTGCATCGCATCCCCCCTTGAATGACACGTTCAACCACCCCCACCACACAGGAGAACAACTGATGACCAAACAAATCACACTTGAAGAAGTCCTAAAGCTTGTTAGTTTTGAGCACGGGGATGCCCTGGGCTGGAGAGTCCGCTCTGTCTTTGGCCACATCTATGGCAATGTCAATGGAGATATCTATGGCGCTGTAAGTGGCGACATCAATGGCGATATCTATGGCGCTGTGGGTGGCGATGTCTATGAGACTATCTATGGCAAAATCAACCATCGTAGGTGGAAGTTTATTGAAACACCTAAAGAGAAACTTGAACGACTGATTGGTGGAGCTAGTGAAGAAGAACTTCTTAAACTAATCAACCAACTGGAGAACAACAATGACTGAATCCAACCCCTCTCGTCCGCCTATTGGAATCGAGCCAGAGTACATTTGGAAAACCAAACGGTTGCATGAACTTGTGTTAGCCGCTGGCAGGCTGATTGACGCAGGCAGGGATGTGAACTTCCAGTGGTATTTAGAGATGAGCAAGTTGGTTGACGACTTGGACGATCATCGACAACAACAACAAAAGGGGAACAACCAGTGATTACTAAAAACTTTCAAAAGCTTCAATCCGAAGTCGTTGCTCACGTTAAAGCTGATCGCGTTGCGCAAGGCTCTTACAAGACCTGTTGTATCGGCTGTCTTGCCAACGGTCGCGACGATCCTGAATTTATCGAGAACGAATACGGTATTCCGCTGATGGTCACCCGTATTGCCGAATCTATTTTTGAGGGGTTGCCAGCGGATGAAGCACTTTCGTTCTTTGCTGCAATTCCCCAGGCGGTCGCATGTGACGGTAAAGATCTGAGCCCCGTCGGCTGGAAGTTTCTTGCTGCAGAGCTGCGAGCGTTGCCGCCCGTTCCTGATGATATTCAAGCGGTTATTGGCCCAGTCATTGAAGGGATGGATCTGTTAGCAGATGGTAAGGAATGGCCTGAGGCTGCCGCCACCACCGCCGCCACCGACGCCACCGACGCCAGTGCCGCCGCCTCTGCCACCGTTAGTGCCGCTTGGTCCGCCGCCTACGCCGCTTGGTCCACCGCCGCCACCGCCGCCGCCAAAGCCGCCACCCGCCTCCGTCAGCGTGACACGCTGTTACAGCTGATTTCTGAAGCTCCCATTACCCAAAAGGAGGACAACTGATGACTGATCCTCTCGCATGAACTGTCCAGACTGCAACCGGTCACCGCAAAAAGGTGATCGGTGGGTCACTCAAACCAAACCTCGTTTTGAAAGCAGCATTGTGCGGGGCCGTAAATGCCCAGCCTGTGGTTACAAATGGTTTACAGCTGAAGTCCCAATTGTCTGCGACCTTGACTCCAATGATAGGGTTGCAGAGCTAGAGGTAATCATCAAAAACCTCTTGCAAACCTCTTACGAAACTTTTCCTCTTTAATCATGTCTACACACCCACTTGACACCAGCACCTTTGCAAGCGTAAAACTTAAGAACGTTCCAAGCTGCGCACAGAGCGATGCCGCAGATTACAACCTTCGGGTTGCGGCCTGGTTCGATAACTACGCTGTGAACGCTGCTCAAGTTGATCGCGCTATGGCCGACGAAGACAAGCTCTGGAAAATGCGCACTGCAGAAGGTTGGGAAGCTGACGAAGGTGGCTGGTATACACCCACCGGCATCAGCGAACACGACTGGGAACACGACTACGGAAACCCTTTTCCTGAAGAACCTGTTTGGGAAAATTACAAGGCGCTTAAGCGTTGCACAGCTGGCTGGCGTATAGACGACAGCGGATGGTACAGTCCCGAAGGCCAACACGAGTCCGAATGGACAGGCCCACTTCCTGAATACACACTTCTTTGAAGACCACCCATGTCTGACTACAACTTGTTTTTCGGTGTCGAGCATCTGCAGAAGATCTCGACATCCATTTCTATCGCCTTCGATACTGAAACGCTCCAGCTACAGCCTGAAATAGGCAAACTCCGTTTAATCCAGCTGGGATGCGAAGTTAGTAAAACTATCGTCATCATTGACTGCTTTGAACTAGATGCAGATGGCTGGCAAAAACTCCGACTGTTCTTTACCAATGGTGAGCGTTACTGGTTAGCGCACAATGCAGTGTTTGATCTTGGTTGGTTGCAGGAACATAACATCTATGTGCGTGGCCGGATTGGCTGCACCATGCTTGCCAGTAAGCTCCACCACAATGGAACGCCTAACCTCAGACACGGACTGGCCCATGTGGCCAAACGTGTTCTCAAAATTGAACTCGACAAGGAACAGCAGCGGTCTGATTGGAGCGTTCCAGTCTTAAGTCGAGACCAGTTGGTCTATGCCGCTAAAGATGTTGAGGTGCTGCTGCAGCTGGACTATCCACTTACAGCAGCACTACAAAATGCACGGCTGTCTGAAGCTTATACATTAGAGTGCAGAGCACTTCCCGCTATGGCCCAGATGTGGCGTACCGGGCTTCCTTGGAACCGTACCAGTCTTGAGCAGCTTTGTACTGATTACCAACACGACATTCATGCGCTCGGTAGAGACTTTTTACGGGAACTTGATAATGCGCTTCCAGCGGAACATAAGCTGCCAAGAGAAGCAGCAAATACTCAAAGACTTTCAAAGCTTCGAGACCTTGTCACGCAAATGGGGCACGAAGACTCAGACTACGAGAAGTGGTACGCTGAAATTGAACAGATTGAAACGGCGCCGAAAGCGTTTAACCTCAGGCCAAAAGCTACGGGTGATGCTCGCCGTGGGACCAAGCTAGAAGCAGGCTTTAACTTAAGTAGTCCCAAGCAATTGTTAGAAAAGTTCACAGCACTTCTGGGGACAGTGCCAAAGGACAATAAAACAGGTAAGCCTAGTGCTAGTAGGGCAGCACTTCAGGATTACGCTGCGGATCACCATGTCATACAGACCTATTTGGCGTGGAAGAAAAGTGAAAAGCGTCGTCAAATGGCTGAAGGGATCCTTGAAAAAATGGACCCAGGTGGCTTTGTACGTGCCAGCTACCTCCAGCTTGGAGCGGAATCAGGCCGTATGTCCTGCATCAAGCCCAACAACCAGCAAATTCCCCGTGATACAGAGTTTCGGCAATGTGTTGAAGCTCCTGATGGTTGGCTGCTTGTGGATGCGGATTTTGGGCAGATGGAACTTCGGCTCGCTGCAGCAGTGGCGCAGGATGAAAAGATGACCAAGGCGTTCCAGGCTGGTGAAGACCTCCACACGGTTACCGCTGAGGCAATTGGCTGCACTCGCCAGATTGCGAAAAGCGCCAATTTTGGTTTGCTGTATGGGTCAGGCGCTAAAGGCTTGCGTGATTACGCTGCTAGCTCTGGTGTCACCATGACGGTTGAAGCCGCTGCAACAATTCGTAACCAATGGTTGAGCACTTATGCAGGTGTGAGGCAGTGGCAAAACCAGAATGCTGCAGACGCATCAAAGACAGCAAGTAACCGGTGGGCCGAAATTCGTATCCCAGGCTCTGATATGCGGCGCTTTCTGCCAGGTGACATGAACCGCCTTACGGTAAGGTGCAACACTCCAATTCAAGGTGCTGGTGCGGCCATCCTTAAATGCGCTCTAGGAAACCTCTGGCCAAAGGTTCTTGAAGCTGGTGAACAGGAAGTAAAAATTGCAGCTTGTATCCACGATGAAATTCTCTTACTTGTTCGTGAAGATAAGGCGCAGCAGTGGGCGGACCAGCTAAAACAAGTAATGGAAAGCGCCGAAGCTAAGTGGCTGGGAGATATTCCGCCTCTAGCTGAACCTTCTGTAGGAAAGCGTTGGTCCGAGATCCATTAATAAGTAGCGCAGCATGGTCAGCATCTATCGAACGCTTAACGGATGGTTCTTCCGTAGCCCTCAGGAAACAGGTTGTTACCGTAGTCTTGCGGAAGTGATGGATGCTGCCTATGCCACCGGAGACAGGGCGGCAGATAGTTATGAAGTTCTTGCAGTACGAAATAGCGCGTGCCAGCACTGCAGATTTGCTCCGCGCAGCCAATTTCCTTGAAGGTGCTAGGGAAATAAGGCGGGGCTGCCGTAAACAACGCACAAAAGCTCGTAAGGATCAGCAGACTGGCTGGCGTAAGCATGTTGATAATGCGCTTCTTTGGTAGCACAATGCTAGACTAAAATCTACTGGGCTACTACTTGATGGCGATTAGGCACGGAAATAAAACATATATGCAGATTCTTCTTGATCCGCATAGGGCAAAATTGCTGTTTGACCTAGCTGAAAAGGCTGGTACACGCCCCACCGCCTGGATTCGTAACGCGGTCTACAGAGCATTGGAACGGGAATACCCGGCTGCGGTTTACAACGAGGCAGTTGCTAAGGATGAAGCTGCTTGGCGGGCTTCTGTGCGTAAACGGGTGGAAGGCCGTATTAAGTCACGTAAAGCTCCTGAAGGCAGCGAGTAAAAGTCTTTGTACTGTGCTACTCTTCCTGAGTCTACTACTTACCAGCTGATGACCCGCTACGCACTTAAAACAAAAAGCCAAGGTAAAACCATGTATCTTGCGGCCTACTACGAAAAACTTCCAGCTAACAACGGTGTTTGTTTAACGTACAAAGCAGAAGACGCCTGCTCCTATGTGACTATTGAAAAAGCTTGTCAGGTGGCACGTAGCCTCGAAGACAGCATGGGTTACGTGCCAAGCATTGTAGAAGTTTCTTACTAATGGACGGCTTTAGTGAATATCTGAAGGACATTGTCCGGTATCCGCTCTTAAATAAAGAGCAGGAAATACTGTTGGCGCGGCAGGTACAGGTTTGGGTTACATCTGAAAATCCCACCGAAAAGGAAATTAGGACAGGTAAGCGGGCCTATCAAAAGCTCATCAACTGCAACCTAAGGCTTGTGGTTTCTATTGCAAAACGTTACACATTACGTTCCAGGCGCACAGAAATGTTTGACATTGTACAAGAAGGAAACATCGGACTTGCTCACGGCATTAAAAAGTTCGACCCAGAGCGTGGTTACGCCTTGTCCACGTATGTCTATTGGTGGATCAGGCAGTCGATTAGTCGCTACCTGAGTTACCACGACCGGATGATCCGCATTCCGTCCCATGCCGGGGAAATACTGGCAAAGCTGCGCCAGTGGGCGCCTCAATTTGAGTTGTCACATGGTAGACCGCCCACCTTAGAGGAAAGTGCAGAGTACTGTGCTACACCCCCTAAGCGATTGCGGGAGTACCTGGAACGTAGTGAAGACTGTCTTAGCTTGGATAAGCCTAGAACCGGGCTGGATTCTCAAGAACATACCTTGGTTGAGCTTATTACTGATGGTGAGCATCCCATGGAAAAGCTTGACAACCTTTTCTGCAGTGACACCGTTGACAGATTATTGATGACCCTAAACCCCGTGGACCGTACCATCGTGGAACGTGTGTTTGCTTTTGATGGTGGTGAGCCGCAGACCTACATAAAGGTTTCAAAAGACTTGGGTATGTCTAGAGAACGTGTAAGGCAAAGGTGCCATAGGGCCTTAAGAAAACTTCATGTGCTGGCAAAGCTCGGCACTTGCGGGCCTTTATAATGGAGTGCCCTAATTGCGGTGCCTCAGGTAAAGGTGCCATAACAACCAGTGGAACTCGTTCTTCGCACGAAGTAGCTGTAACACGGGTTAAAAAGTGTACGGTGTGTTCTACAGATTTTTATTCGGTGGAACTTCCTGTTGATAGAGACCACATCTCCTGCAGAAAGCATTACCACATTAAAAAAGATACGTTGCAACGTTTGATCTCTGCGCTTTATTCATGAGCAATGTTGAATTGGTCTGGGCAACTCCAGACGCTGAAAAGCTGATCGTGCGCATGGCACGGGTTAGTAATCCCAGTAATGAAAACAATTGGGAAACCGGACCAGGGCTGCTTAGATACCTTGTGAAGCACAAGCATTGGTCACCATTTGAGATGGCCAATATGTGCGTTCAAATTGATACAGAACGTGACATTGCCGCTCAGATACTGCGGCACCGATCTTTTTCGTTCCAAGAATATTCCACTCGCTACAGCAAGACCGCACCAGCTGAGATACCCTACTTCAGACGCCAAGACACTAAAAATCGGCAGAACAGTATCAGTGACATACACCCAAAACATCAGGAAGACTTCCAAGCAGGTGCTGGTCGCATTATTGCTGATGCCTTTTTGTTTTATGACACCCTATTGGAACGGGGCGTTGCCAAGGAGACGGCTAGACGTATCCTGCCACTCTGTACTCCTACCACCCTTTACATGCAGGGGACACTAAGGTCTTGGGTGCATTACATCCTGTTGCGGGCTGATACCGATACACAGCTAGAGCACAGGCAGATCGCGTTCCAGTGTGCAGCCGTGTTTAAGAAGTGCTTTCCAACCGTGGCTGAGGCCGTTTTTCCTACACTGAACCTATGAAAGTTATCTTTTTAAACTGGTTCGAGCGCATGGCTCTTCACGTACTGGTACGCAGTCCGCGCATTGGTATGCTTGCCGTTAAAGAGATGGATGGTCCGTTGCTTTTTATCGCCAATAACCCTCTTGATGGAATGCCCATAGGCGATAGTAATCCAGTGGTAAACCAGTTAGAACACATATACCGCAACTCGTCTAACTGATCAGTGCTTCACTGTTCTGTCCATTCAGAAATGCGGGCTTCGCGGGCTTCGTTCCAGTAGTCACGCTCTCTGTACCATTCCTGCCAGTCGTTGCCTGATTTGTGGCTATTGCAGGAAAAACAGCAGCCTACTAAATTGCGTTGTTCTGTTATACCGCCTTTCCATTTTGGGACTACATGGTCCAGCGTTGCGTTCTTTCCCAGCGGTTCAGCGCAGTAGGCGCAGCAGTAGTTCCATTGCTGCAAGATATGGTCACGAAAACGCACTTTGGCTTTTTTACGGGATACCAGCTCAGTCCCGTCAATCTGGTGGTCCACTACCACCGCTCAATAGACTGCAACAACCTATTTGACTTGCAGCTGTCTATATGGTAACGCCGGGAAAATTACGGTGTTGACCAAACGCGGCCTTCTTCTATGCGACGACGGCGTAATCCTTCCTCAAAATGCGATCCAGGGTTTCGGTAAAGTAATAAAGCATCGGGTACTTGACTCCATTCGCGGTTCTTTAGTACGTGGCTAATTGTACTAAAGCCCGGCAAACCGTAAAAGTACGCTCCAAGGTTAAAGGCAAAACTGATCAAGGCCGATTTTTGGTTAGAACTCATGCTTTTCCAAAATGGTACGTCGGCTTCAAGAATTTCTGCGGTGCGTTGTATCTCTAAGTTCAACATTTCTTCTGCCCTTTGCTGGCTAATCCTTTCGCCTAGCCTTACGTTTTGGCCTTCGGGATACCGGGTGTTTCCGTAGCCAATCGTTGGTACACCAGCAGGACACAAATATGAAGTTAAATGACAACCTTCAAAGCTTTTTATAAGCTCCACCGCCGCGCCGTAACTTTTGTCGTTTACAGCTGAAATCCATGTCTCGTACCAGGGCTGGTCACGGTTGAGGATGTCTGGTTGTACTTTTAGAATTGCGGCTTCTAGCTCTACTAGCGCAGCACCCTGATGGGGCAATTTCCGGTAGTAACGGAATAGGTCATTCAGGTGAACCGAGGTGTTTGGGCTCATGCCATGGTGCGCGAAGGTGCAGGTCGTCAAGGCGCTGTGGAGGTGGTACTGCAGCAGGTTGCGTTGCGTGCCAGTCATCCTCAGCTTGGTCTAGTTTTTCGGGCAGCGTTGCGTAAAACTTACGGCGTTGGATAATGTTGTTGACCCTGCTCCACATGGAACGTGTGTCAAATAGGATGATCCACCGCCCGTCAGCAGGGATTAACCCCTTTTTCCCTTCAACGCTCGGAGCGCATGAAAAATAACCTGGATTACGCTGTTATCGCGCATCGGGGATAAAGCAATAACCTCTGAAGCAGCAGCAATCACAATCCAAGTGATCGGTGACGCCAGGATTTCTTCAATACTCATCGGCCACTCCATCAGTTCAAGTGAATTCTAATCCTTCCCGGCTTCTAAAGCCGTAATCCTGTTTCCCTGTTCGTTCAATAATTTATAGATCGCGGTACGATCAGCCTTCATGTCCAGGTGAAGTTCCTGCAGGGCGCTTCCGATCTGTTCAACTGCCCCCGTTAGTTTGGCCAGCGCGATCATCGTCTCGCGTAGCTCATCGCGAGACCGTTGAGCGTTGTCCTTCCCCCGGTTTTGACGGCTTAGAGCCCGATCCCCGAAAATCGCAAGTGACGCTGCAGCCAGCGGAGCAATAATATCAACCACGGCTTAAAGCACTCCCGGCTTTGTCATTTTAGAGGGTCCGGCCTGCCAGCAACAATTGCGACCGCACGCCGGTAAAACATGCAGTCAGTTTTACCAGCCTCTCGAAGGGCTTTTTCAATAGCCCTCCAATTTTCAAGTGTGCGGGAATCCATTGGTTAGCTAAAGCGCCCGTTACCGCGTGCCCAGTCGGCAGCCCACACTTGTTCAGGAGTGCGGCCTGATTCTGTGATGTTCTCGACATAGACCCGATACAATCCAAACCCCGTGCCGTAAAGGTCAGCGGTGTATGAGGTATCCATTCCGACTGAAAGCAGCTGATTTGGGTCTTGAGCACCGTCGTGCGTGGTTTGGCCTAGATCCAGACCAGCAGTGCCAAAGTTAGGAGTAGGCAATTCAGCTGTTAGAGAGCTTTCATCCAGGACAGCTTTTTGCTGCCAAGCCCCGCTGCTGTCTTTATACCAAGCAAAGCCCACGCGATGAATTGCATCGGTTGCGAATCCAGTATGGCTTGATTGGTATTTAGCGTCAGCGGAAATAGTTGTGCTTTGATCCTTCGGAAAACCACTTCCAGTTGACCTCTGAAAACTAATAAGATCTTCCCTGACTGAAACAAACAGCCCAAACCTGCCGATTAGATAGGGCTTGTGAAGCATAAAACTACGATTTGTGCTGCCCATACCGCTAGAAAAGTAGAGCCACATCGACATGCAATAACCATCTGACAAGTCGTTGAAAATATATTTTCCCTCCGTCGCGCTTTCCATGAAACGCGCATAACGACCACTAACCGACCCAGATTGAGCCGGAAAAGTTACTCGACCAGTAGCTTGGTCATGATTCATGATTATTGGCGCATCTGTAGCCGGTCGCGCTGTCGTCTGGCTAGTGATATAGGAGTCGCCTACATTTAGCCCGGTTGCGCCTTCAATACGAGCCAAAGAATACAGGGGATCGGAAGCTGTGATTGTCGCGCCACCGCTCCAAGTGCCAGGGTTCTTGAAGTCCCACAAGAACCGGCTACCGGCAGCCGGAATGACAGGATCCTTTACCAAAACCGGAAGCGTTGTGTCAGTGAAGTTTGTGCTGAGGCGAGTGATCAGTGTCATGGAAAGTTACCAATTGAAGGACTGAATACGATGGGCCAGGAGAAGATTCAGGTATTCCTCTCCGTAATTATTAAAGTGAACGCCATCGCGTAGCGCACTTCTCGGGAGGTATCCATTGTCTACATCGAACTCAGAATAGCTTAGAGAGGCGTCGATGCTGCCGTTTTGACTGCGCACAATTCCGACGACCTCGTTGCTAATGGAGCTGACTGTCGCGGTGATGTTCGCTGTGTTGCCGATGGCTCCAACCGGTATCGTGAGTACGTCGTTGACGGCATAGTCAAGGCCCCCCTCCCGAACCCATGCGCTCTGGACGACTCCACCAGACGCTACGATCCCTAGCCTGCATCGGGCTTTGGACGACGGGTTGTTGTTAGGGTCTGGCGTCGTTGTATCTACACTCAGGTAGGTGCCGTCTGTAATCCCACTTGATCCATCTGCGGTTAATGAGATGGTTGAAACGGCGTTAGTCGTTGGAATTACGGCTATTGACGTGCCGTTGTAAGTTTCAAACGGAGCCTGCCATCCAACCACTGAGTCGGCGTAATCGCTTGGATGATTTGTGTTGAACCAGTCCTTGAATGATGGAATGCTGCCTGCGCCGTTAGCAAAATGAGAGGTATAGTCATAATATATGTCTGAAAACTCGTCTTTATAGATTATATCTCTAATGTAATTCGTGCTTCTGCTGGTAGGGTTTGACCTTTGCTCATAAAGCAGGATTACTCGTTTGCTTATCGGCCTTAGTTGCGTCAGCATAGCGTTAAGTACATCGCGCTCAATGTCCACCGAAAAGGCGTAGTTATCAGCCGCAAAGCCACCTGGAGTGTGCGCTCCAAAGGGCCACAGGATGCTAGTGGACTGCACATGCTCTCGATTGGTCAGAGCGTTGCCTAGTGTGTTGTCGTAACCGTTGCCAAGAACTTCGATTTTGACTGGATTAGTCACTGTTACGGAGGTTCCGCTGGATTTGCGCTTGAACACGTAACCACTTGCGTGATTGGATCCGATACGCCAGATATTGCCCTCCACTCCGTTGATAGATACGTCAACCAACTTGTATGAATTGTATTGCGCATTGGGGGGATCCGATGCCTGCCACGTTCCATAAGACAGGGGATCCTCGTCTACGGTCCACCCTTGTGTAGCTATAAGTGCAGCGTGTTTTTGAATGTTACCTGTAAGGATTGAGTTTCTAAAGTTACCGATAGAAACATAATCGGAATTTAGCGCTGGGATCGTGCCGGTCGTGTTGCCCGGACTGATTTCACCTGTCCAGTCTGTTGCGCCTTGCCTCATGGCGACCACAATCGACGATTGCCCTCCGTAGCCGAAGTTTCTGATTGTTCGAGATGTGGTGTCACTTAGCCCAGTAAGTGCCGTTCCAATGCCTTCTTCTTGACCAGAAGACATTGAATCGCCCCACCAGGCAATATCCGTTGAGCTGACTGCAGGGCACTGATAGTCCCCATCAGCATCCATCACATAGGGTTCTGATGCCTCATTTCGGGTGGTATAAAATAATATCCGCTTTTCAGTTTCATCTGTAAACGAAATCCCAGTGTTGTCTCCTTGGCTCGTCAGTTGGCTTTCAATGCCGTTGTAGTGACGATAAATTTGATTGTTTGTACCGTCAAAACGTGACTCAAACAACCCTAGCGACCCACCCGCTATGCTGTTAGAAGTTACAACTACCGGCTCCCCCCTAATCGTCAATTCATCAAAATCAGCCTTGGGGAAATATTGTTTGCCTGATGCAAGAATAGCGCGGGAAATTCGATTGTTATTGTCTAACTCAACTTTTGCATAAGCTTCATAGCCTAGTTCTGTTTTTGTGGCAACTGCTCCGTTAATATCAAACGATCCATCAGACTTAAGGCCATATCCAACACGCCCCGCAGAATCTAAAACTACTTTATAATATCCCGATCCATCCGTGTAAGATAAATTTTCTTCTGAAGATGAGCCATTAAAAAACAAAGAGGAATTAGTCTTAATTGATTCTTCTGCAACCCATGCCTGATCTGCTTCATTCCATTCAAATCTGACGTTATCTGCTGCACCTCGATCAACTTCAATGCCTGCGCTGCCTAATGAAACTCCATTGCCTGATTCTCCCTTATTCAAGAGAATTGTATTGTCTTCAATAGTTAGGTTGGTTACGTCAATGGTGACGGTTTCGCCTTGAACTGTTAAGTTGCCTTGAACAGTGCTATTGCCCTCAACAGTGCTATTGCCCTCAACAGTGCTGTTGCCTTGAACGGTGCTGTTGCCTTCAATAGTGTTATTGCCTTGGACTAAAGCCTTTCTGATCGCAACAGTACCATCCTTCTTAATGCCCCAGGCAATACGCCCAGAAATATCAACTTCAACCCGCGCATAGTCAGATCCATCTGCAAAACTAACATCTTCTTGAACTTTTGCGTTGTCTAAGTCAATGTTGCCGCTTGGAACACCAAAAGTGCCGTCATGCTTAAGGCCATATCCAACACGCCCCGCAGAATCAACAACGGCATGGCTGTATCCTGAGCCCTCCGTATAGCTGTTATTATCTTCAACCTCGGCGCTGCCAATCCGTAGCGGATTAAATGTGTCGTTTAGAAATGCAGCTGCAAATCGTGTTCCAGTTGCAAAAGTAACGTCACTTGTATAACTTTGACTTGAAACAAATGAATATGTGGTGCCGCTGCGGCTTAGCGTTCCATACACCGTACCTAGCACGCCCGTGATGCTGGTGCCGTCTGTCAAATAGGACGAATCAGCAACGCTGACAGTAAGCGGGCCAGTGCTACCGGCGGTGAGCGTTGCCGGTGCCGATAGCAAAACAGATGCGGTGCCTTCAACCAACGCAAAAACACGCTGCACTTCTGCAACAACCTCGCTCCATAGCGTGCCACCTATCGATGTTGAGCTGATCGTCCCCCAGCCCAGTGCGTAATCACCTGCGCCAGCCTTATACAGAACCTGCTGCTGAGTGCCACCTGGCAGCATCGTGACACGGTTGATTGTGCCATCGGTTTTTTTTAGATAGATATGACCGTCAGCTGCTTGAATCGCCAGCTCACCGATGTCAATTTCAGAGGCTGCTGGTACGTCGCTCTCGGTGATCGAGTGCTTATGGATAATGATGTCGGTCATCGATGCCTACTCCAGTCGCTGCCGTTTAATACCTTCATCATAAGCGTCACAACCCTTCGAGCAGTTCAACCTCACGCACGGTCACGAATGCAGCTGATCCCGTGATGATGTCAACTGCATTTGTGCTAATAGCATTTGATGTAATGATGATTTTTGTTCGGTAAAACAAGTCCCCAGGCTCTTTTACAACGCTTGCGCTGTCTGATCGCGCTGCTTCCTCAGAGATCATCCAAAACTCTGCATCGGCCTCCGCCTGATCTTGAGTCTCAAGCAAAAGCCTCATCAAGTTGCTTGTGCCAGATCGTGCCATCAGCGCGTATTGCCTCGGCGCTGGCTCTACTCCTGTAACGCTTGCATTGTTGTAATTCCCGGTTGAGCTGGGGTTATCTGTGATGCTGGCATCAACCAGCGTCGTCACATCGGCTGAACCTGTCCAAAGAACAGCATTTTGATAATTAGGGATGCTAATAATGGTGCTGTTTTTTGGGTCGATTGTTTCACGTTCAACTATGAAATCAAATGTTCCGCCGCCCTTAATGGTTGATTTGACGCCATCAAAGAATTTATCTCCGAGACCAGTGGTATCCAGCTCTTGCGCGTCAAGGTTTAGGTTCCAACTTTTAAGGCCACATTCAACCCGCCAATCATTCACAAGACGAAACTCAAGT